GACCGTCTCGAGAGAAGAGAAGACCTATCGAAAAATTGTCGGCGATTACAACGCTTCGACCTTCTCTTTCGGACCGAGCGAGAGGCAAGTCAAGCCGTACCAACTCGAAGCAAAAGAATCGTATCAACTGAACGGGATTCTCACCATCGAAGAAATTACGCTCATGCAGTATTGCCTCCGGTCGAAGAACGTCATGGTGCGAATTGACGGCGACTGGGTTCCCGTCACCATAAAGACGAACTCGATGCAAATCGAAGAGGAAACCGTCTCGAAGGTTTTTGTTATTACGTTCGACGTTGAACTCGCTCAAATCATCCGATGCTAAGACTCACGATAGAAGGAAATGAAATTGAGCTGTACGAGAACGAGCCGATCAACCTCTCGTATCAGTTTAGCAACCTCCAGGAAATCAACGCTTCGGCTTCGAGCTTCTCGCAGACTTTCCGCGTTCCGCTCACCAAGAAGAATCAAGACTACTTCGGTGCGGTGAATGAATTCGGTCTTATAACTACATGGGATCCCAAAACGAAAGCCTCTGCCGAACTGACTTCAAGCACCATTCCGATAATGCGCGGCTTCATTCAAGTGAAGGGGGTGTACGTGCAGAAGGGTAAATACGCAGACGTTGAAATCGTTTTCTTCGGGGAGACGGCCAACCTCTCGCGGGATATCGGAGACGGGATGCTTACAGACCTCGACCTATCGACTTACAATCACTCGTTAGGAGACACAGAGCTGGAGGCCAGTTGGGCGGGTACTTTATTTAACGGGGTCATTCGTTACGGGTTACCGGATAAAGGTTTAAACTGGACTTCTTCGAATATTTGGACATCTTCAAACCCACTAGAACTCGGCGACTTTACACCGTACTTTCGAGTTTCTGCACTCTTTCAGACCATTCTAAGAGGGGCGGGATATACATACGATTCGAACTTCTTCGACAACGAAGATAACTTGTACCTATGCCTCTATAACGGGCTACTTACACCAGCAAGCCTTACTGATGATGAAACTACGGATCAAATTCTTGTAGGCTTAAACAGTAATTTAACCGGGTTATCGGCGCATCCTAATTTCACGAGTATAACGGCATGGAGCGAAAGCACTCCTTTCTACGATCAAAATAACAACTTCACAAGCGGCACGACGTACACCGTACCTTATCGGGGTTATTTTCGCTTTAGGGTGAACGTATACGGGCGCTTAGACCACGATACAGGAGACCACGTGTCTATGCGATTATCCAGAAACGGCAACGAACTCTGGACGTTTATAGACGATTATGAAAGCTCGCAATTTAACGACATAGCGCACAATGATATTTCTCCTTTATTCCTTCTGGAGCTAGGCGATACCATAGAATTTCAATACGTTGTAGGCAACTCTTCGCACCCTCTCGCACTTGACGGATCGGGATTTGCCAATAATTCAACGTGGTGGCAAATACCTTATATCGCGCCGCTTGCGGCAAACGTGAACGTAACGAGCAACCTCCCGGAGATTAAGCAAATAGATTTTGTGTCTGGTTTGCAAAAGATGTTCAATCTCGTATTCATTCCGGATAGGAACAATCCGAAACACCTTCAAATCGAACCCTTCACCGATTACCTCGCGCAAGGCTCTACCAAGGATTGGACAAACAAGATGGACCTCTCGAAGGATATACAAATCCAACCAACGACCGACCTTCAAGCGCGCCGCTACGACTGGACACACTCACAAGGAAAGGATGTTTTAAACGAGGCGGTGTTCAAAAGTACCTCCCGCGTTTATGGGCGTTATCGCGTAGATGATCCCGGAAACGATTTCGCTTCAGGAAACAAAGAAATAAAGTCGCCCTTCGCCCCTCACGTCGTTTCAAGAATTCCGCAAACGGGTTACCTGGTTCACCGAATGTTGTTGAATACAACCGAAACAGACAAGAGCCTGAAAAAACCTCTCCCGCGCTTGGCGTATTGGAATAGCCTTATCGAAGGAAACTTATTCTATTTTAACAATCTGTATCAAACGGTATCCGCTACCGAATATCCGGTATTTTCTCAATACTCCTCATTGGATGCAAACGTATCGAATAAAGATTTGAGCTTTGGCCCAGAGCGCCCGTTCCACATCATCCAAGCGAACCCCTTAAATACGCTTTATTACAAGTATTGGCGACCATTTGTGAACGAACTGTATTCTTCGGATGCTCGAAAGCTGACCGCCTTCTTCCGGCTTACGCGCTCCGAATTAGCGACGTTCGAATTCTCGGATAAAATCTACATAAAGGATACCTATTGGAGGATCCTGTCTATCTCGTATGACGCGACAAGTGAAGACCTCGTGAAGGTGGAGATGCTTAAAGTCTTGGGGGATATTCGCGACTGTACTTGGCTCCCTATATCTATCGACAAATCGAACGGGCAGATTCGCTTTGAAAACGCCGCAGGCACCCAAGTATATCAGCTAAGCCCGAACCTTAGTTCGTGTTGCACGAAGTACGGATATATCTACGACGAAACGAATCAACGCTGTTATCAACCTTTTGAGCAATGAGGAATCTAGACAATCATCGTTATATAGGAGAAGCGATTCAACTGCTCCAGAACAAAGGCGAGAAGACGAAAGTTCCCCTTTGGTTTAAGGTCTTGGATTGGTTTCTCGCTATTGTCTACATCTCAGGGGTTTGCTTCCTCCTCTTTAAAACTACCGCATGGCTACTCAACAAGATTACGTTCTAAAGTTTTCCGCCGATACCGGAAACGTTGATTCGGCTATACAGGAGGTTCAAGGAGGAGTCGAGAAGACAGATACAGCCGTCGGAGGATTGACTAAGCAACTCGACAAAATGTCGGGAGGAGCTATAACGGGCTTCCGAAATTTTACAGCGGGAATTAAAAACGGGGTAACGGGTTTACAATCGTTTAAGGTTGCTCTTGCCGCTACCGGAATCGGATTACTTGTAGTTGCTATTGCTTCACTCGTTTCGTACTTCCAAAGCACGAAGGAGGGAGCGGAGAAACTTAGAGTTATTATGTCAACGCTCGGCGCGGTTGTTGACGTTATCCGCGACCGCGTTTCGAAAATGGGAAAGATCCTTTTCGAAGCTATATCAAACCCGCAGGAGACTATCAAAAATCTGGGTAAGCTCATTAAGGAGAACTTAATGAATCGCTTCGAAGGAATGCTCGAACTCATTCCGGCAGTAGGCAAGGCGATTAGTCTCGCTTTAAAAGGCAAGTTTTCGGAGGCCGGGAAGGTTGCCACCGATGCGGCTGGCAAGGTGTTCTTAGGCGTTGAGTCGGTGACGGATGCCGTAGGCAAGGCGGGTGAAGCTATCGCCGATTTAACAGAGGAAATAAAAAAAGAAGCCCAAGCGGCCGCCGATTTACAAAGAGCGCTCAACAAGCTGAAAGATGAAGAGAGAGACTTCATAAAGCAACGAGCGGAGACCAATAAACAAATCGCAGAAGCGAGGCTATTAGCGGAAGACGACACGCTCGCAGTAGAGGAAAGAATCGAAGCCTTGCAAAGAGCGGTTAATTTGGAGCAACAAACAGTAGCCAGACAAATTGAATTAGCAGAAGAACGGGCGAGGATAGCCCGAGAACAGAAAGATTTGGGTGAAAGCCTTGAGGAAGATTTGCAAGCGGTTGCAGAAGCTGAGGCGGTAGTCATTGACTTACAGACGGCATCCCTTCGAACTCAAAAGCGACTGCAAACGGAACTCAACTCGCTCAAGGTGGAGGGCATCACCAAGGCACACGAGGCAATGAAGGCAGAAATCGACCTTGCTAATGCCACGGTAAAGGCTATGGAGGAGCGAAAGAAAGCGGAAGAAGGAACACTCCAAGTCACACAAGAAACAGCAACGGCAACCCTGCAAACACGACAGACCAGCTTCGCTAATCAAGTCTTAGGGGCAGAGACTACCGAAGAAGCAATTCGTAGACAACGACGAGAGACATTTGAGGACTTTCTGAACGGGGCGGAATTCGTGGCAATTAAGGGGGTTGAAATGGCTTCGGCCGCGTTGGGGGCTTTGTCACAATTAAATGAAGCCTTTGCCGGAGAAAGCGAATCAGATCAGAAGAAAGCGTTCGAACGAAATAAGAAGTTCCAAGTCGCGCAAGCCATAATTCAGACAGGAATGGCCGTCACGGGTGCTTTGACTGCGGGTGGTAACCCTATCAAACTCGCGACCGGAGCGCAATTTGTAGAGGCGGCTATCGCCGCCGCTACGGGTGTCGCCCAAGTAGCGACAATCAAGAAAACTAAATTCGAAGGAGGTTCAACACCACCGCCTCCGGGAAACAGTGGGGGAGGAGCAACAGGGGCAATTCCACAAAGCCCACAGCTCGACCTCGGATTCTTGGGAGGTGGAGCAGGGCAGACGGGCATACGAACTTACGTTGTCTCTTCAGAAGTAACCAACAGCCAACAAGCAAACCAACGAATAAACGACCAAGCATCATTAGTAGGATGAACATATTAGAACTCATAATCGACGAAGAAGCGGAGATGTACGGTATCGATGCGATATCTCTCGTGGAGCAACCCGCCATCGAAAGCGATTGGGTCGCCCTAAAGAACCAGCAACTGCAATTTAAAACGCAAGACGAAGAGAAGCGGCTCATTATGGGTGCGGCACTCATTCCCGATAAGCCCATCTATCGAAAGACCGGAGAAGAGGAGTATTACGTCTATTTCTCAAAGAAGACCGTCCGTAGGGCGATGGAACTTTACTTCAAGAACGGCAACCAAGCGAACGCCACGCTTGAACACGAGCATAAAATCAACGGCTTGCACCTCGTAGAGAGTTGGATCGTAGAAGGAGAGCAAGATAAGTCGCGGATATATGGCCTCGAGGTACCCGTAGGAACTTGGGTGGTCTCGATGAAGGTAGAGAATGACGCTATCTGGGAGAAGTTTATCAAGGAAGGCGCGGTAAAAGGCTTCTCTATTGAAGGATTTTTCGCCAACAAGTACGAACTCGCAAAGGCTACCGTCAAAAAAGACAAGCGATATAAAGAGGGACAGCGCGTAGTTATGGAGTCGTATAGCGATTACCCTGACGCGGTAAAGAACAACGCGAAGAGGGGCATAGAATTGAACGAGAAGCAGGGTAATAAATGCGCTACGCAAACGGGAAAGGTACGCGCTCAACAACTCGCCAACGGCGAACCCATCTCGCAAGAAACCATCCAACGAATGTACTCGTATCTCTCAAGGGCGGGGGAATATTACGACACAAACAGTACCACAGAATGCGGAACTATCTCGTATCTCTTATGGGGAGGGAAGGCGGGGCTTCGTTGGGCAAAATCCAAGCTCAGCGAATTAGAGCTTCTCTCAGCCGTTGAAATCGAACTAGGTATAGAATACCTCTCCGAAAAACTTAAGAGTAAGGAATGACCCCTTAAAATCGTTATTAATACAAATCCCTCGAAGATGACTCTAAAAGAACGCATCTCCGACTTGTTCGAAAAATACTCCGTTGAATTGGAGGTCGAAACTAAGGAGGAGGTAAAATTTGCAACTGCTACGCTTGACAGCGGGCAAGAAATCCAAACCGACGCGGAAGCCTTTGCCGTCGGTGTTTCTGTTTTCGTAGTAAATGACGAAGGCGAACAAATCCCTCTCCCAGACGGAGACTACACCCTTGCCGACGGATCTATGTTGGTCGTGGCAGAAGGTGCGGTCGTTGAGGTAAACGAAGCCACAACAGAACCGGAAGTTGAAGCCGAAGAAGACAAGGAAGAAGAAATGCAGGCTCAAGAAGTCGAAGCGTCTTCCGAGGTACTAACACGCGAGGCGGTAGCCGGTATGATTGCCGAAGCCGTCGCAGAAGCGAAGAAAGAATTCAGCTCTCAAATTAAAGAGCGAGACGCGAAGATTACCGAGTTGAGCAAGCAAGCCTCGAAGTCAATCTCTCGCGCACCTAAGATGGAGGCACCCGTTTCCGTCGATTTAAAAAGTTTATCAATCACGGAGCGCGTTGCCGCGATCCACAACCAATTCTCTAAATAATGGCTAACAATGCTACAGTAAATGTCGGCACGTATGCTGGCGAAGCGGCACGTCCTTACGTCGCGGCGGCGGTTTTGTCTGCGGACACAATCGCGAATAATTACGTTTCAACAATTGAAAACGTACACTCGAAAGCGGTTCTCCGCAAGTTCTCAGGGGTCAGCATGGCCGCCGCTACTTGTACCTTCACTCCGGGCGAATCAAATCCGCTTGTTCTCGGTGAAGCTGTCTTAACGGCGACTGCTCTTCAAGTGAACGAGCAAGTTTGCAATAAAGACCTTCGCGCTACGTGGGAAGGCATGCAAATGCGCGGACAATCGTCTAACGCTCCCGCTGACTTCACTACTTTTGCCGCTCAATACGTAGCCGCGAAAGTCGCCGAAGGTGTAGAACACAACATCTGGGCGGGTAACTGGCAGAAAGACCTCGGAGAAGCCGCACCTTATGCGAGCTTTACAGGTATCATTAAGAACATCGTAGACGGCGCACCCGACCGGGAGACCGTTTCTGCGGTGCCTCTAGCCGCCGCAACCGCCGCCAACGTTTCCGTTGGAATCCTTGACGCTCTGGCTCTTATCACCGCAGGCGCAGAAGGCGCACCTGCGACGATTGCTGGAGACCCGAACACCAAGATTTTCATGAGCCGTGGTTCTGCTCAGTTGTATTACCAAGCTCTTGCGGCTACATACAACCTTCCTTTCTTGAATGACGGCTTGGTTGCTCGTTATGCAGGTTATGACATCATAACTCCGGGCGGATTCCCTGACGATTGTCTCCTCATCTCGAAGATTGATAACCTCTACTTCGGAACTGACTTGTTGACCGACCACATCCAAGCGTCTGTTTTGGACTTGACGGGCGTAACGGGTGACGATGTTACTCGTGTCATCATGAAGTTCAGCGGAGGAACCCAATTGGTCGACCTCAACGGCATGGCTGTTTGGAGACAAGAGATCCCCGCATAATTAATTCGGGGAG